CATCGTCGGGGCGCAGGGGCGCAGGGTTGACAGCACGCCCGGTGCGCAGCAGGCGCAGGGCGTAGGGGCGGGAAATGATCACGATCGGTTCTCCTCACATCAGCGCATCGGGCAGACCTTCGAGGTCTACCCTCTGCAGGGCCTTATCGAGCACCAGGGGCGCAGCGACAGGGTAGGCTAGGGGTTGCCGCGGGAACGGCCAGTTCGCGCCCCTAGCGGGCTCTACGGGCCTGCGTGGGCAGGCGTGGGCACGGTGCCCAGCCTGTCCGCAATAGGTGCAGATCCTCTCGTTCACAGCACGCGCGGATAGATCTGTTCGGACACGCTGACGTCGTGATGAATGGTGAGTTTCATGATGATCTCCTGTTGTCGTGCTTCGAAATGAGCACGGGTCAACCGTTCGAGGGTTGACCCCTGCTCACTGCAGGGGAAGGGAATTAGCGAGGGGTTAGCGTGACGGTCGACGCAGGGAAGCAGAAAACGTAACCCTTTGGCGCACCACCATAGATCATCGTGTCGACGTTGGGCGCGTGGCGAATTTGCTCTCGCACGAGCCGTTGTGCGACTGCAAAGTGTCGTTCGACGTCGCCTAGCTCGTGATCAATGCTGGCGAACAACTTGTGCCCATCGCACGTATAGGCCTTGATCCTTGCCGAACGGGTGTCGGTTGCGGGAACGTATTCAGTGATGACGGCAAGCATTGAGACTCTCCTGTGTTGGTTCAAACGAGAAACGCAAGAATAGCGCCAATGACGATACCGGCGACTAGGGCGAACCCGTAGTCGATCAGGCGCATAGGTACGGTCCACACTACAGCAGCCCTCGCTCTGCCATAGACACCACGTTCGGGTTGCCCACAACGAGATGATCGAGCACGCGCACGTCCACCAGGGCGAGCGCGCTACGCAACGCGTCCGTGATGTGTTCGTCGGCGCGCGAGGGTTCCGCCACACCCGTCGGGTGGTTATGCGCCAGGATCACTGCGCCGGCGTTCAGCGCGAGGGTGCGCTTAACGACCTCGCGCGGGTAGATGCTGGTCTGCGCCAGCGTGCCGTGGAACATGTCCTCAGCGACGATTAGCCGGTTCTGGGCGTCGAGGAAGAGCACGGTGAAGACCTCTTGACCTGCAGCCGACGCTGCCGCGAAGTGCAGGCGCAAGTATGTTTTAACGACGGCTGGCGAATCCATCAACGGACCCGTGCGGATGCGACGGGAAAGGATCTCTAGTGCGCGGGCGATGATCGATTCATCGTCCGTGGCGGGCGAGACTTGATATGGCGCGGGATCATGAGTGCGGATTTGCATGTTCTGGATCTCCTGTTGCGAAAACGATCAGCCCAGCAGGATGACAAGGGCCACGGACAAGGGGACCCCCTGCTTCCGCAGGTTCCGCGCCGCCTGCTGGTAGCCGACTTCGGCGGCCTGCTGGCGTGCCTTGCCGACGAGCCAGCGGCCGGCCGCGAGGTATGTTGCGAGGGTGCGCATGGTGTGTGCTCCTGTTGCTGTGGTGGTTCGATGCTGGTGCATCCCATAGCCCCGATGCATCGGGGCTAGGCGGATGGATCAGCCGTGGAGCACTTCGACTGTCTGGCGAGTGCAGTTATCGCGCACGTACCAGAGGCAGTCGGCAGCGCGCGCATCGTCTTCGGCGCACTGCTCGTCCCACTCGCGCATCATGGCCGGCAGGGCGGCGCGAGCTGCGTTGATGCTTTCGTAGTCTTTGCCCATCTGCACATCGGATTGACTGGTGGGGGCGGCGTACAGGGTGAAGGTGGTCATCATGGTGTGTGCTCCTGTTGCGGTGGTGTGATCAGTACGCGAAACCTTCGACGCGCTGGAACGTGGCGCCGGAGTCCTTAAGCGCGGGTTGCTCGCTCTTGGCCAGTCGGTGCGCCAGTCGGTGCGCTTCGTCCCCGGTCGAAGCTTCGACGACGAATGTGTAGCCAGGCAAGCTGTGAAGGTTGACACGGTAGCCGGTGAGAGTGCCGGCTAGACGACTCGCAATCACGATGGTGCGGGGGAGCGAGGGGTGTAGCTTGATGAACATGATGGGGTTCTAGTATGCGTAAACGATGCCGTCGACCTGCTGCGCGTAGAGCGCGGCGGCCGTCCAGGTCGGGAGGGGATCGGACCATGTGCCGTCGGGGTGTTGGACTCTCCAGTAGCGCATGGTGGGGTCTCCTCTCAAGCCTCTAGGTAGTGATGCACTACCCAGCCGCGAGTCGGGTAGTAGACGTCTATGGCCACGTAGACGCGGCCCGCATCGTCGGGGCGCAGGGCGGTCCGGCTTGCGCTTGTCGCCGGTCACTGCCAACTCCCGAGCGTGGCGCCGCTGATCCATTCGTGCGGCATCAGTTTGCGCACCACCTCACGCCGACGCCAAAGAAGCAAGCCCCAAAGGCGCCACTCCGTCCAGCGTTCGATGTTCACGCCCTGGTCTTCACAGTAGCCGCTGCCCGCTGGGTTCTCGCGCGAGTAGCGCGCCCAGCTGCAGCGCATCAGGCGCTGCGTCTTGGTCACTGCACGCGCTCCAAGTAGCGAGCCGACACGCGCTCGGTGATGTATTGGCCGCGCTTCGGGCCGAGGCCGTCGTAGCTCACCCAAACGCCGTTGCTGGTCACGCGCTGCACAATGGCGCGCTGGGCGGCGCCGTAGCGCACAACATCGCCGTACTTTAGGGTCTTGGCTTCGGTGGTGGTCATCATGCTGCTCTCCGGTTGGTTGCTGCGCGTTGTGCTGCAGTGGTGTTGTCGACGGGAGAGAGCATAGCATCATTGGTCCGCTGGTGCAAGGGGTTGATGTTAGGTCCGTTGACAGACTGTGACACTGTGCCGGGGTTGAGGGGGTAGCAATTCGCATGCTGCACTGCAACATAACAAAAAAAAGTGCTTACGGTAAATACGCTTGGTCACACTCGCCGTCATCGCACTATCCATAGGTCCCTTGCACCCCCGCACCACGTCACAGTGTCACAGTGTCTAGGTGCAACGGATCAACGTGAACCAAATGCGCAGGGACTAGGGTTTACCCTAATGTCCATTGAATCAAGGTGCTGTACACTGGCTTCACTGTCAACGATGACAGGGCAACACGGAGCAGAGCGTGAAGGTTTATGTGATTCGCAGTGTCAGGACCGGCAAGATCATTGAAGCCCACGACGACCTCAGCCGTGAATGGGGGCAAGCAAAGGTCAACACTCACAACAACCTGTATCCTCAGGATCTGTGGGTCATGGTGGAAGAGGATGATGACTGAGAACCCCGGGGGCCGCGGCCCCCCAGCTCCCCGGGCCTGCGATGCTGCAGCGCAGCACGGGAGCGGGGGCCTGGGGGTGCGGGGGGTACCCCTCGACTGGGCCGGCCCCGTGTTCAAAAACGCACACCCCACAAAAATTTTCAGCACCCCCGCACCCGTAAGTCATTGAATCAATTTACCCCACCAAACCCACCCGAACCCGTAAACCCGCGAACCCGTAAACCACCACACCATCCCCTCGCACACCCCTCGTGTTACACTCGTCGCATGGAGCAGAATCCGCCAGTCGCTCAGGCGATCCCCTCGTGGCTTGACACGACCCCATCGCCCAGTCACAGCGTCGCATCGCACATCTCGCAGGCCAAAGTGGCCAGGATGACCCGGGAGGGTCAGGAGGCGATGTTCCTTGCCATGTTTGAGCGAGTCCTCGGCGAGATGGTGCGCGGACGCACCCTCAAGAACGTCATCGAGCACGACGTCCGCCAGATTGACTACGAGGCCTTCTTCCGCTGGGTCAAACGCGACCCCGCTCGCCTTGAGCGGTACAAGGAGGCCAAGGAGCTACGGACGGAGTGGTGGGCTGGTCGACTCGTCGAGATCGCCGAGGCTGACGACAGCACCGAGGACGTCGCACGCTCTCGTCTGCGCGTCGACACCCTGAAGTGGCTCATGGGCGCCGACAACCGCAAGACCTACGGCGACACGAAGCAGGTCGAGATCAACCAGTCGATCAGCATCACCGCGGCACTCGAACAGGCCCGGGCGCGGGTGCAGATGATCCAGCCGATCAACCCCATCGAAGATGTCGTCGATGTGGACACCATCGGGCTGATCGAGCACCAGCAGCACCAGCAGACTGAGGACGAGGACTAATGCCCGCGCAGCGCCAACGCTACAGCGCCGAGGAGGAGCAGCTGCTCATGTCGCAGATGTGGTCGCCCCACGTCGCCGACGACCCCGAGACGTTCGTGATGTTCACGTTCCCCTGGGGGCAGAAGCACACACCCCTCGAACACTTCAAGGGGCCGCGTGCCTGGCAGCGGGAGGTGCTGCGCTCGATCACTCGTCACATCCGCACGAACACCAGTCCCAACGCCGTACTCCAGGCGCTGCGTGCTGCCATCGCATCGGGTCGGGGGATCGGGAAGAGCGCACTCGTCTCGTGGCTCATCCTGTGGATGCTGTCGACGCGGATCGGTAGTTCCGTCATCGTCAGCGCGAACAGTGAGCCGCAGCTGCGGTCGGTCACCTGGGGCGAGTTGACGAAGTGGGCCACGATGGCGATCAATTCGCACTGGTGGGAGCCGTCGGCGACCAAGCTGGTGCCGGCAGCGTGGCTCACCACCCTCGTCGAGCGGGATCTGAGCAAGGGCACGCGCTACTGGGGCGCCGAGGGGAAGTTGTGGAGCGAGGAGAACCCGGATGCGTATGCGGGTGTCCACAATCATGACGGGATGATGGTGATCTTCGACGAGGCCAGCGGCATCCCGGACGCGATCTGGTCAGTGGCTGCGGGCTTCTTCACCGAGCCCATCGTCGACAGGTACTGGTTCGCGTTCAGCAACCCTCGCCGGCCCAGCGGGTACTTCTACGAGTGCTTCACGTCGAGGCGGGACTTCTGGCAGACGCGGCAGATCGACGCTCGCACGGTCGAGGGTACCGACAAGGCGGTGTACGACCAG